GTGTAATCGAGGTAAGGTTTGTCGCTTACGCGTTCAAACCTGATTAGCTATATCCACCGGAGAAATTCTATGCCATATGGCCAGTCAACTAACAATATCTACCATCCGATCGTAGACGCCTTTAACACTCATCCGTACGGCTCAACGCCGTATCCGGACCGATGTGTTAATGGTTTTTACGTCCCTCATGGAGAATTGCAGTGGACTCGCAATGGTTCGAATTTCAATGGTGGACCTATGGCGAAAGCGAAACTGTTAAGTCCAGCGATCTGCCGATTTATCCAAGTTCCGTACTTGGTGTATTTCGGTCCTCGTCTCTTATCAAAGCATTTCGTTCCGAAGCTTAACAAATATGTTTACGATAGGCAACCTATGGTTGTTTGGCGTTACAAACGTGTTAAGTCGAAAGTTATACGATCTAAATCGGGACTTGACCTGCTCCCGAATAGCCTGAACTTCACTGAGAAAAGTTGTTCATATTACGGTGCGCGCGAGGTAACTTGCGCTAGCCGTTATGATGAACGATATACTCGGAGATATACAGGTGAGCTTTGTTCGGACTTCGTCCCTTTATCCGGATGGGGTCCTCTCACTGGTAACTTGCTAAAACATCAAAGTTCCGAAAGGCACGATTATGTTGAAGGTATAGTTAACGCGGTGGCTATTAAGGCGATTAACAAGCTCTATGAGCGAGTTAAAGACCAGAAAGTCAACGTCGGCCAGATGATAGCTGAGAGAAGACAGACTATAGGCATGCTAGTCGACGCTGTTAAACGCGTCGGTAATGCAATGCTTGCAGTTAAGAAAGGTAACTTAACAAAGGCAGCGAATTTGCTACTTCCAGGTAGAACTTTAGCTGATAAAGCTTCGAACGCTCAGTTGCTAACGCAGTTTGGTATTCTTCCATTACTATCTGACATAGATGGTATGGCTGAATATCTTGCTACGCCGCAACAGTACGAACGAGACATTATCGCAAAGAGCTCTACTAAAGTAGTTGATAAGCTTGTTGACCAATGGGATGACGGATTTCAGAAAACTTCTGTATACGTCACCTGTGAAGTTACTGTTAAGTATAAGTGTCGTGTTCGGGTTTCCTCTGAAGGATTCTCTAACTTGACTTCCTTAGGGCTTGGTAACCCTATGGCGCTTCTGCACGAAATGACTCCTTGGAGTTTTGTAACCGATTGGTTTTATCCTCTCGGCAATTACTTAAACACCTTGGATGCATTCTCTGGACAGAAAGTGTTATATACCACGAAGACGGTGTTCTCAAAAGAGAGCATCCGATTTGTACGGTCCTTTGGTGGGTCAGACGGCGATGGTTATATATGGTCCCCTGCTACAGCTGGATGTATTATTGATAGAGTTAAGTGCCAGAGAACGCTTCTAACCGAAGTGCCTCAGCTCCCACCTCCGTCTCTAAAAAATCCGCTTAGCAAGACTCATATAGCCGACGCCCTAGCCCTCCTACATCAACGTTTTTCTAAGAGGTAATTATGACTGCTTTCGCAAGTCTCGTTTTGACTAACGCCGCATTGGCGACAGTTACGTTCAACCCCATGGGTAAAGATCCGAAGGGTGTAGCTACTTGGATGACCAACGACTCTGTCTATGACAGTAAGAAGAAGGTCACCATGTCTACTACACTCCCAGGAGCGAATACCGGTGTTGTACGTATCAAGCAAAAAGTGATGATTCCAATTATGGACTCAATCGACCCGACGAAGAAACTCTCCGAGGCATATGTCAATATTGAAGCTGTTCTTCCTAAGAACGCTTCACAGACTGTGCGTTTGGATTTGCGCAAGCTGGCAGATACTCTGCTGGCCCATGCTGTTTCGACTGCGGCTTTTGGCGACCTCGAAGGCATCTATTAATTTAGGTGCTGTTGGACCGTAACTGGTTCAAATTGTTGTCAATTAACTCCTTTAAGTTTTAATAAAAGGTTATCATATGTCGTTAGACAATGGTTTGCTGGATGCGTACATCCTTGAGTACTACGAAGCCCTAGACTGTTCAAGGGCACTTGCATGTTTCCTACTATATAAGTATGGTGAACATAAAGTGCTCTCCGAGCTTCAATTCGATCCATTAGAATATAATGATCTGATGACGGCCCGGGACAGTTTAGCTGCGACTAAGTTCTTGTCAAAAGCGACATTCTTAAAGACCGGAAACGATCTAAAAGAAATAGCAATTGGTAAGTTCTTGGAAGCCGAAAAGGTCTGTAAGGTGACGAATGAGCGCATTAGATCGGGTAAGTTCTTGAACAAGAACTTATCGGAGTCAATCCTTTTGGGAATGACTTTTAAAATCGATCAGATGCTATCAGACTTCACACCAGATGAATTCGTAGACTCTTGCAATTGGGGGCCTGGCGCAACTACGCTTATAAAGCGGCGTGACGCAACAGCTCCAAATAAATTCGGCACAGAGTGCCGAATCACCCCTGAAGCTTACGATTTTGTGAAACCGTGGTTCAAGGCAGCGTATCCCTCATGGGATATGATGTTCGAGATAAACGGTGAATCAAAAGTCGTTACTGTACCGAAAGACGCAAAAAGCGATAGGACTATAGCAATTGAGCCAGGGATTAATCTCTGGTTTCAAAAAGGTATAGGTTCTATGCTAAAAAGGCGGCTCTTTCGGGCAGGTATCGATTTGAAACATCAGAATCACAATCAGGAGAAGAGTCGTATAGCGTCGAAGTTTTCGGACTTCGCGACAGTAGACTTTTCCTCTGCAAGTGACACAATTTCATCCGAACTTGTGAACCAGGTCCTTCCTAGAAGGTGGCTGGCTCTGATGAGTGCTTTCAGATCGAAATCTGGTAATCTGGATGGTAAGACTATATTGCTGGAGAAATACAGTAGTATGGGTAACGGCTTCACATTTGAACTCGAATCGATGCTGTTCTACACCATGGCGGTCGCTTGTTGCGATTACCTTGGGATAAGTTCAGCGGGTTGTTCGGTTTATGGTGATGACGTTATATTACCGACTGCTGCTTTGGAGACATACATTGCCGCTAGTGGAGACCTCGGATTCACTGTTAATAAGTCAAAGAGCTTTGGCTCTTCTTATTATCGTGAGTCTTGTGGCGCCCACTACTGGAACGGTGTGTCAATAAAGCCTATCTTCCAAAAGGAACCTTTCGATGGAAAGACACAGGTACTCAAAGCTGCTAACAGCATTAGAAGGTCTGCTCATAGCCGTAGTAATTATGGCTGTGATAGCAGGCTTCGTCGTGCTTGGCAACTACTCTCTGATTCACTTGGGACTAAAACCCCGAGAGTCAGCGATGGCTACGGTGACATTGGACTCGTCGAAAATATCGACTGTCCCTTTGTCGTCGCAGTTAGAGCCACC